GCATCAGCAGTATTCCCATCGTGATAATCGCCAGAAATTCTGTCATAACTTTCTAGTACCCATATCTTATGAATATTAGCGTCAGTCCATGCGTTTTCAGTCACTCCATCATTATCATAATCAACAGATGTGAAAAGACCCTTAATGTGAGTTTTGTCTGGGTACTGATATGCGTTTCTTTCGCCAGTAGCGGCATACCCGACTTCATCTTGATGTGTTACGACAACTCGTGTAGTTGGTGTTGATATTTTGTAGTCATAGATGTCGCTTGCGGTTTCTTTAAGAGTAAGGTCACAAGATAGACCGTTCGATGCCGGGTCTAATCGCCAAGCCATGACTTTAAATACTTTCTGATTAAACCCAAGTGTTGAATCTGTTACGTATACTGTATCGCCTACTTCCAAATCGAATGCTGTCAATTTGCACTTAACATTGATCGTTAGCTGATAGCGAGACTCATTTAGAGTAATGTATGCAAGATGCTTTGCTTCTTCTTTTGAAGTAGTAAATGGCAAGGATATATCAATAGATTTCCTAAACCCGTTATCTTCTGCTGAAGGATCATAAACGACTACGGGAGCGTCTGAGACTTGGAGATTATCTTCATCAAAGTAAATACCTTTGACCTCGTTGATTTGATCTCGCATTGGTGTCTTAGTGTTAATTTTAATTGAACCAATAAAATCATCATTTGTAAGTGTCTTTGTTGGCGTAGCGTACTGAGCAACTAATAATTTAAATTTACCATTTGAGTACACTAACTGACCTGCGCAACACGAAAGCATATCTTCAAGATTTGCCTTAATTGTCTTTGAAGTATCAACGATACCGTTACAGCTAAATCGAGGAGAAGATACACCATCTCTTGTAATACTATTTCCGCAATATGTCCTAGCGGCAGCAAAAGACGTATCGTCAATCTCACTTTCAGGAATGCCCGCACCAAAAGTGGTATTTATCAAATAATCCTTAATGTTGTCGGCAGGATTTGTGCTGTAACTTGTGGAACCGTCTAGGAATACTCGCGTTTTTCTTCCTTGAACTTTAAAAGAGATATTTGGAATGCCTTCTGAATAAACAGTAGCATTATATTTTAACCGACACGTGACATACGCTGTCTGAGCCAAGCGAGCGTAATACAAATCGTCTGATTCATTTGTGTCAGATGCGGCATAAGGATGACAGGCTCTAAAAACTACACCGTCTCCACCAGGGTTTGCGGGTGTACCGACACTTGTGTAATCATTTTCAAAACCCAAGTTGCCCATCAATCCTACGTATCCATAGAATGGATTATTGGTATTGGAAGCATCAAAGAACTGGTCAGCCCTTTGGCTTGGATTATTGATTTGTTCGTTATTGAAATAAACGGTGATCTGATTGACTGGCGTAAATCCAATCGCAATGGTCATCCACAGATATTCGTTTCCGCTACCTGTGGCAAAAGTGTTGTCAGTTGTCTCAATGTTTGTGATGACGCCAGACTTCCTGACTTCGCCATACACTACCTCTCTTGGGGCGGCAGGACTCCTAAACTGGAAATTTGTACCTCTTTCAGCAAGATCGCCAATTCCAGTTCCACCAAGTTCATCTATTGGTGGCGTCAAGGCTCGTGAAGCGGCGGTTAAAGATGCAGTCGTAACAGCAGAAGTTCCGGCGGCACCCCAGTTAAATCCCTGCCAAACTCCTTCCTCATATCCTTTGCTTATTCCTCCCGTGATATAACTAATTGCAACAGCCGCAATGACTTGCGGATCAGTAACAAAATCTTGAACTTCGCCTAATTTATCTTGTAGCCAACCCATAAAAAATCCTAATCTGGTTTCCAAACGACTTGCGTATCTTGAATTGCAACAATGCGCTCTAAGGAAGTATCTTCATTGTTAGACGGATTGCTTGCTCCAGTTGGATTATGAAAAGGCTCCAAAAGTTGAGAAATGCGTTTTTGTTCTTGATCGGTATAATGATAAACATTCTTTCTTTCTAGACCTGCGAGTCTGCTTTCAATAGTAATTGTAATCATGATGGAATCGCTTGCTTGCAAGATGTTCATGTGGCTCATGTAACCACTGAATATAATGTTGGATTCAATGGAATTGTCAGCAAGTATTGCACCAACGTGGACTGTTGCTTTTCTAAATTGATAATCTTCTTCTAATGCAAAATCTAATGTGCTTGTTGGTAAGCCAGAAATAACGATCTGCATACTTTTTGCGGAAACCTGCACATCTTCCTCAATGGCAGAAAAATTGATGCTTCTGCCAGAGCCGATGTAATCTTCGCCACCAATCTGAATCGTACCGTAACCCGTCCAAAACCTTTCAATCCCTGTATCAAAGTACAGCTCAGTTGCAAAGAATGGCCTGATCTCAGATTCATTAAACTCTGTTATGTCGGAAGCCCTAGTCATAGAGCCTCCGCTATGGCGATGCTTGTTGAATATATCAAAGCATTATCCACAGACCATGTAGCATCACTTGCTAATCTAAAGGTTCCTTTTGGATCAACAAAATTAACAACTTCACTGCTAGCGGGCGCGGTGATAATCTCAGGAAACAACTTCAATGTCCCTGCGCTGAGGCCGTCACTGCCAGAGATAACAGACTCCAGAACTTTGTGTAATCTTGGTGAACCTGAACTGGAGCCAATCTGTATATATTGGCCGATAGCTAGTGCTTCAGTGGAGTTTGGAACAAAAGCATCGTTTGCATCATAAAATACTAAATTTAACTCATCGCCTGTTTGGTTCGCTCCATTAACACGACCATAAGATGCGTTTGATCTCAACCCAGTGTATTCAGGCCATTTCAACCTAAATTTGCCGTAAACGCCTTTGAGTCGCAACAGAAACGAATTGAGTTCTTCTGCCGTATTCCTTTGCATTGGCGGGAAATTAATTGTCCCGACAAATCTTTCTCCAGGATACTTTAAAACCTGATGACTATATGTAAAGGGACTTTCATTTAATGCCACTGTGTTTTGCGCTGTAAGCGTTAAAGACTTAACGGGTACGGTTGTTGGAAAATCTATCGGATATGTTTCAGCCATGATTAAGCACCAAATGCTCCGGCAAAACTGCCGCCTCTTCTTCTTGCTTCATAAACAGCCGCCTTACTCATTTCTGCGATTTGCGGCAACATAGAGTTTATTTCAGCCCGTACAGTCTGTGATACGCCAGTTGAGATGTTGAGAGTAAGATTGACTGATCCACCTGACGATGCTTTTTCCATAGGAACAATTGAGCCTTGCTGATTAGGAATAAACATCTCTGCTCCGCGCTCACCAACCGTGTATGCCTGCCCTGCTTGAACAGAGCCACCAATCGCTTTACCTGATGTTGGCAAGAATCCTTGTATTGTATTGAATAGTGGAGTTGTGATGTTCGACTTAATTTGCATCTTAATTAGATCGGCAACAATAGATCTAGCCATGTCTTTGAACGCATCTTTTGCCGACTTAGCACCCATGACCATATCAGCCAATGCGTTAGTTGTTCCATCAAATGCTCGCTTAACAGCAGAATCAAATGTGCGCTGTATCTCATCAGATGACTGCTTCAAGTTATCAAACGCTGTACGTAATCGATCAATCGTTGTAATTTGCGTTTCACCGGTATTAGAGTTTTCAGATTGTGCAGAAGTTGTTTGGCCTATTGCGCCACCTAGCCCTCTTACTTTTCTTTCAGCCTCAGCAACGCCACCGATAAATAACCCTAAATCTGTTTTGAAGGAAGTGAATACGCTTGAGAGAAATTCTGATTTGCTTGCAATATCTTCTAAACCGTTAATAAAGTTCTGGAAACCAAACAGTGCTTCTCTAAATACTCCTAAAATGTCTGCGATAGTATTAACTATATATTTTGCGGCATTTTGACCAAACTTTTCGATTGATCCGTTTGCTTCAGCAATAGACTTTACAAGATAGACCTGAAACATCTTAGCAAGTGCAGTCAGGGCAGGAGCAAGCGCGGCTACAATTTGGTCAATGATTCCACCGAATAAACTTTGCAATTTGAATATCGCGTCATTTGCTTCTTCAACGCCTCTGGCCGCCTGACCAGACATAACAACGCCAAGATTGGTTGCTTCATTAAACATTGCCCTCAAGCCATCTTCACCTTGCTTGAGTATGTTTACAAAAGAAACACCTTCAGAATCAAATAATTTAAACGCTAACCGAACCTGATCAGAGCTAGCCTTAACATTGCCAAACGCCTTAGACAGCTCGATCATTTGTTCTTCTAACGGCAATGCACCTAAGTCTCTGGCGTTGATGCCTAATTCAATTAGTGCGGCTTTTGCTTCACCAGTTCCATTAGCCGCTTCTGAAAGGCGTCTTGTAAAACGCTGTACAGCCATGTCTGTTGTCTGTATACCAACGCCAGAAATCTCAGCGGCATAACGTAACTGGCTCAAAGCCTCAGTGGTAACGCCTAACTTGCTAGCAGTTTTTGACAAAGTATCGGTGGCTAATAAAGAGTTTCGAACAAGAAGCCCAATACCGCCAATGCCGACCACGCCAACAATAGCTGTTTTAAGGGAAAAGACGGCAGATGTGACTGCGCCTATACTTCTTGAAATAGTACCAAATGCGCCTTTGGTTTTATCGATGGCCGCTAGGACAATGTTAATTTTTTGATCTGCCATCTTCCATCACCTTAAAATAAGCCATCCACTCGTACAACTCTGATAAAGGTATTTCCTCTATCTCTCCTATGGTTTTGTGTAAACGATCAGCCAAGGCGATAAGATTCAGCCTCAACTGATCGTTCTTTAGTTTTTTTCCGCTTCCTCTGCTGGAACAATATCATTAAACATATCCTGTGCGACTGCACTAATAATGTTCAAATCTTCACCCAACAAAAAAGGCTTATCCTCTAATGAGAATAATTTGTCACCATTTGCATCCTCTGCCTTTAATATGATCAAATCAACCATAGCCGCAACAGTTGGATTGTTTATAAAATCTTTATGCTTCCTTTGAATTTTATCTACGTCCCCTGCTGATAGAGGACGCACATAGATACAAGGAATGATTTCAGCCCATTCCGAAACTTCGATCTGTTTGCGTTCGCGCCCAGACCGTAGCTCCATTAGTTTCTTTCCTAGACTCATAAATTACCTTTTTTAAACTGTTGTTTCTGTCAAAGCACCTGTGCCTTGTGCAGAAAATGAAACTTCAACATTCCCATCATAAGACGCGGTTGTTGAAACAGATGTAACGATAGCAGAACCAGAGTAATAAGTTGCTCCGGCTCCTGTTCCTTCTGGATAAAGTTCGAAATCTACCTCAGTAGAAACATCGATTGCTCCTTGTCCAGTCGTATCGGTTTCATCCCAATAGCAATCCATTGAGATCGTGAAAGTTTTAAGAGAACTTGTATACGTGCGGTTTGCATCGCCCATAGTTGTTGTTTCAATCGTATCAGCAGATTGTTCCAATGTGTATGAGCGAACTTCAGCGACTTGAGCAACCGAGCCACCACTTGCGGCGAACTTCACGATGCCCTCTGAACCAGTATGTGTTGCCATTTGAGTATCTCCTTTGGCTTAGTGTGCCGTTAGGCGTTTCGTGAGGCTAGGTTGCGCCTCTAGTAAAATTATACATGACCTGAACTGTCACGATAATCCCACCGACTGGCGCTATTGCACCTTGGTCAGTCTCTATTGAAACGATTTGCGTATCGAGCGCATTGCCGTTTCTTGTCCTATCTGCATCGAGGGCTTCTTCGATTGTTTCAATTAGATTGTTTCTAGCTGTATCAATCGTCGTTGCTTTTACATAGCCTATAACTTGATATGTAATTGTACCTTCTCTTGTAATTCTTGAATCACCAATCGTTGCGTCAACTCTATCTTCGCTTGTTGTTTGTAAAAAAATGGCAGGAAACTGTGCATTTGATAACTCATTAAAATCAAATGGCTCCCTAGTCACAAACTTAGGCGCTACTGGCGTTGTTGCACCTTGCAGTGTGCTGACGATATTATTTGCAATACTTTCTCGCTTGCTCATCTAAACAACTCCTTTCTAAAAAAGGCGCCAAGGTTGTTGATTTCTTTTTTATTAAACTCGAAAAACTTACGTTTCCGATTATTCCAAAATGCTTTTGCGGATGCCTGTGGATTAGTAAATCCCAGCCGTGTTCTATGATTAACAGGTTTTGTTGCCATCATTGCTCCAGTCATCTCACCAGTAACATTAAGGTCAACTACTCCTTTCCAATCTTTAACATATTTAGACTTCCAAAGTTCATAGTCAGGCGAATATTTATCAAATCTACCGTCAGTACCAATTCCTTTTTCGGTGCGATCTAAAATTACATTTATGCCTTGCTGTGCTGTCTTGTATAAGGCTTTGTCTATTTCTTTTGGCATATCTTTAAGGGTGCGCTTAATGAAAG